TTCTACGTTATACGGATGAAAACGGGGAGGAACAGGAACCAGAGTTTGACGAGGAAGGCGCATTTTTTGCGATGGATGAGGAAGTATTGGTAGACGAGACTGTAGAAGTTGAGTTTATACCATACGACCAAGTGCGCTTTGGCCCTGCTAGGCAGTGGTCAGAGGTCCAATGGGTCGCTTTTGAAACGATCCAAACACGCGAAGATTTAACAGAGAATTTCGGGGATAAGGGAAAGAAAGCCCCGATGACCATTCTACCAGACGGATACGATCCAGAATTGCCAGATGATATTGTCAAGAGATGTAGGGTCTGGGAGATATGGGATAAACGAACCAGGAAAGTCATTTTTATAGGCGAAGGTTATGACGAGCCATTAGATGTTCGTGACGATCCCCTTAATCTAAAAGACTTTTTCCCAATGCCACGGCCTCTGTATTCAATAGAAACAGACCGCACAATGATGCCTGTGCCTGAGTTTGAATTGTATAAAGACCAGGCAGATGAACTGAACGACATAACAGCACGTATAAATCATCTGGTGAATATGTTGAAGGTTCGCGGCGTATACGATGCCGCTAATGAGGAACTTGGTAATATATTCAATACCCGTGAAGGCACAATGATTCCAGCGCACAACTGGACATCGTTTTCAGAAAAAGGAGGCTTTAGAGGCTCTATAGATTTTATACCAATTGAAAGCACCGCGCAGGTCTTGGTTGGTATGTATCAGGAACGCACAAGATTGATACAAAGCATTTTTGAATTGACAGGCATTTCCGATATACAACGGGGCTCGAGCGACCCAAGGGAAACCAAGGGCGCACAGATGTTGAAGGCGCAGTTCTCCTCGTTGCGGTTGCTACCTAGACAAAAGAAAGTGGAGCGATTTGTACGAGATATTTTTCGCTTGATGGCAGAGGTAATTGGAGAAGTGTTTAGTCCTGAAACTATGTCAAGAATGACAGGTTTGCCAGTAACGCCTGAAATACTTGATCTGTTACGGGATGACGATAGTTATCAGATTGAAGTCGAAACCGACAGCACAGTTATAGCAGATGAACAGGCTGACAAAGCGGCAGTAGCGGAATATTTACAGGCAGTCGGTGGATTCATGCAATTAACCGCACAAGGCGGCATTCCACAGGAAGTAGCATTGAAAATATTGTTATGGGCGTCCAGGCGTTTCAAGGTTAGCAGGGAAATTGAAGATTTGATTGAACAGCAACCACAACAACAGCAGCAGCAAGGTCCAAGCAAAGAACAGATTAACGTCATTGAATTGCAGCAGAAGAACCAGATAGACCAGCAAAAGATGGCGGTAGAAAGCGCAAAGCTGGACGAAGAACACAGATTAAAGTGGGCGGAACTGGAACTGGAGCAACGGGAACTAGACCAGAAAAAACAGGAGATGCTTTTGAAAGCACAGGTAGGGTTTAGTCGTGCGTAAAACATATGTCATCAGGGAAGGCAAATTAGTGCCGAAACATGAGGTAAGGTCTAGCGCACACAATGTCATAGGTGATATAGAACCTTATGAAAGTATGATTACGGGTGAGCACATAGGTGGAAGAAGGCAGCACAAAGACCATTTAAGAGATCATAACTGCATAGAAGTTGGCAACGAAAAGACCACATTCATGGGGAATAGAGATGGCTGAAGAGACAACAGAAGTAACAGAAGAAGAAATAACAGAAACAGAGGAATCTCCATCTATAGGAGATGAATTGCGTGACGCTATAGCCGCAGCCGAAGAGCCGATAGAAGTTCCAGCCGATGATGCTGAGGACGAGCCAGACGGCGCGAAAGTAGTAACAGAAACGCCACAGGAAATTCCTGAAAAGGAAGCAGCGCCCGATGAGGGGGTTGCACAGGCCACGGGGGTAGTCGCGCCCGAACACTGGCCTACAGAGGAACGTGCCAAGTTTGACGCGCTCCCCGAAGAAGCGAGACCGCTAATTGTGGAAGTTGCAGATAGACTACACGCGCATCATCAGAAGCGGGTGGAAGAACATCGCGGCGACCTAGATACGCTGGATCGTTTAAGACCGCTTGAACAAGAAATCGCGCCGTACCGTGAGCAGCTTAAATTGCAGGGGTTAAATGAGGCAGAAGTAGTTCGCCAGTTATTAGCTGTGCGAACCTCTCTCCAAACTAATCCTCAAGAAACAATTAAATGGCTGTCTCAATCATTCGGGGTTGATACGGGAAAGCTAGCTGAAGATGAAACTTTTGCTGATCCTACGGAAACTCGTTTGAATGCAGTTGAAGCACAAGTACAGAATGTGAATCAACAGAACCAACAAGCCATTCAACAACAACAGATCGCATTGGCAAGACAGAATGTGCAAGCGCAAATAGACACATTCGCTACAGCGAAAAATGAAGATGGTTCCTTGAAGCATCCTCATTTAGACGATGTTATGCCTACTATGACGCAATTAACCCACGGCTATCGTGCGCAAAACCAGGCTATTGATCTTGAGAAAGTTTATCAGGAAGCCTGTTGGTTGCACGAAGGCACTAGAGCCAAAGTTATGGCTGACAGGGATACTGCGAATAAGGCTGATGTCATCGCAAGCGAAAAGAAGAATTTGCGCCAGCGTACAAGTCGAGCTAAACGAGCTGATACGACAATCCGTAGCACTGCTGACACTCCATCGAAACCGCAGATGTCGATTCGTGACGAGTTACGTCAACAGTGGGAATCAGCGCCAACTTGATAAGGAACCAAAGCGATGGCTACTCCGAATTTATCGGAAATTGTGACCACGACTTTGCGGAATCGCTCAGGCGAGTTTGCAGATAACGTCACAAAAGACCTCGCGCTTCTCCGTAGATTGGAGGAACGTGGGAATGTCAAGCCAGCTGACGGGGGCCGAACTCTAGTTCAAGAGCTTGAGTATGCTGAGAATTCAACCTTCCAATACTACAGTGGATATGAAGTCCTGAATGTAGCACCATCGGAAGTATTCTCCGCAGCAGAGTTTAACTGGAAACAGGCGGCAGTTAATGTCACCTGGTCGGGACTTGAAGCTGACATTCAAAACGCTGGTAAGGAAAAAGTTATTGATTTGCTTGAAGGACGTATTGGCAATGCCAAGCGCACTATGGCAAACAATCTTTCTACTGGCATATTCTCAGACGGCACTGGTTCGTCCAGTAAACAGGTCGGTGGGCTACAGAGTTTAGTAGCTGACGCACCTGCTACTGGTACAGTCGGTGGCATCAATAGAGCAACCTACTCTTTCTGGCGAAATCAGGTTTATGATTTCTCTGATGAGTCGGTAACTCCAAGTGCATCTACGATACAGGCAGCAATGCGCTCTTTGTATCTAGCGTGTAAAAGCGGAAGCTCTAGGTCGGAAGCTCCTGATTTTGCAGTAGCGGGAACGACTTATTTTGAGTTCTTCTGGGATTCACTCACAACTATTCAACGTATCACTCGTGATGACACTGGTAATGCGGGATTTGACTCCCTCAAGTTCCGCAATGCTGATGTGTTCCATGACGAAGATTGTAATGCGGCTAGAATGTATATGCTTAATACGCAATATATTTTCTGGCGTCCGCACCGCAATCGGAACATGGTTCCGTTGGAGCGTAAGGGTGCAATCAACCAGGATGCAACCGTAGTGCCTATCGTCTGGGCTGGTAATATGACAATGAGTAATGCTGCCCGTCAGGGCGTCATTCACGCTTAGGAGGTTAATATGGCTTATATTTTAGGCATTTTGGCCACCGAAACATCTACCACAGATGATCATGGCCTTGGCGCTATCGGACAGAATGTTACGTCCGCTGGCATCAAAAAGTTCAAATGGATCAAATACGATACGGGTGGCGGCTCTGTGGCTGCTGTAGCCGATCAAGTCGCGTATTACTACACGCTTGATGGTTACAAAAACCACACTGTTACTTCCGATCTATCGGATTCAATCGAAATCGGAGCGGGTGTCCTTCAGTCTGCTCCTGGCGATGGCGAGTATGCTTGGATTCAGATTTCTGGACCCGCCACACTCAATCTCGCCCTAACTGCTGGTGCAGATGGTGATCCTCTCACACCAACTGGTTCCAGCGATGGCACGTTAGACGTTTCTGCCGCAGTAACGGACAACGTGTGCGCGATAGCAGGTGATATTTCCGATAAGGAAGTCGTCTGTATGTTCCCAGAGTAATGGGATGGGGGGGTGTGCTTTGCCCTTTTTGCATGCTCCCCCCTTTTCTTGCAACACGAGGAGAATAGTGAATGTACGATAATGATACAGGAATGGATTTCAATGTGGAAACCAAGGACACTTGCCGTCCATTATTTCGTTATGAGGCTGTGCAAAACAAAGCCAAATCATCGAAGGAAGGTAGACCGATATTTGACCAACGGGCGTATGTGCAAATATTAAGCCCTGGAGACACAAAAAACATTATCGATACGCCTGTTCAAGATGAACACAAAAAAAGATGGCCTAATCAATGGGAGGCTTTTGAAAAAGGTTCCGAACAGCCAGTGGAAGGCACACCGATTAACGAATGGCCGCGATTGAATATGGCTCAGGTTCACGAATTGAAAGCCGTGAATATTTTTACGATAGAGCAATTAGCAGAGTTATCCGACAATGCAGCGCAAGCGAGTATGGGTTTGGCGACATTAAAAAAGCACGCAGAAGTATATCTGGCGAAAAGCAAAGATGACGGCGTGGTTTTTGAAGCATTGGATAAGGTAGAAAAGCTAGAGGATAAAATGGAAGCTCTGATAGAGGAAAATAAATTGTTAAGGGCGCAAGCAGAATTGTCACAGAAAACCAAGCGAAGGCGAAAGACAGATGTCTCTACTGACGATAGCGCAAGCGATAGCGGATGAACTAGGGGTTTTTCAGCCCTCATCTATTATCGGTAATGATGAAGCGACAGCTGTCAGGCTGCGTTCTGTTACCAGTGCTGCTGGTTTATATTTACGAGATGACTACGATTGGGCAGTTTTAACTAAAGAACACACATTCACATCGGCTGCTGATACCGCAGCGTATTCCTTCCCGTCTGATTTTTTGCGTATGGTTCCCGATACAGCGTGGGATAGAACCAATGATTTGCAGATGATAGGGCCTATAACTCCAGCGCAATGGCAATATTACAAAGGCGCGATTACGACAGATGTTGGCCTTGCGGTGAGGTGGAGATTACGTCCTACTAGTGGCACATTAAAATTTGAACTGGAAAACCCAGATGCTGCTAGCCTTGCCTATGAATACATCAGCGAGCAATGGTGTGCATCTTCAAGTGGTACAGGGCAAACAGATTGGGCTGCTGACACAGATGTGCCGATTTTCAGTGAAGATTTAGTATTTCGTGAAGGCTGGTGGAGAGCGTTACGGGCGTTTGGCTTTCCGTATGAAGACCAAAAGAATGATTCCCGTCAATGGCTGAAAAGTATATTTGAGCGCGAAAGAGGCGGCGGTAGAAATATCAATATGGCCCCTGCGACTGCTGTATTTACGACTAACCTACCAGATACAGGATACGGCAGCTAATGGTAGCGCAAACTATCCCTGCACCTATAGGCGGCTGGAATAGACGCGATGCGTTAGATTTAATGCCGCCACAAGATGCTGTAACGCTGGATAACTGGTTTCCTGGCACTGGCAGAGTTACATTGCGGAAAGGTTATACGCAACACGCTACAGGCCTTGGTTCAAGTAACGTGGACACTATTGCGGAATATAGTAAGGGAACGACCAGAAAGTTATTGGCTGGCGCTAATGGAAATATATACGATGCCAGCACATCAAGCATTTCCTCATTGAAAAGCGGCTTGTCTGCAAACAGGTGGGAGACTGTTAATTTTAACGGCTCAATGGGATGGGTAAACGGAACGGACACACCATTAGTGTACGACGGGTCAAGTTTCGCAAACATGACAGTAAGCGGAACAGGGCTGACTGTAACTAATCTCCGTGGAATTATGGTGCATCAGTCTCATACGTTCTTCTGGGAGAATAACAGTCAGGACTTCTGGTATTCCGCAGTGAATACATTGGGTGGAACAATTACCAAGTTTCCACTATCCAGAGTTGGTGCTTTTGGCGGCAATTTAGTATGTGCAGGGTCCTGGAATGTAGCTGGAGGCTCAGAGGATTGGGTCGGAGGGGGTATAGGAAATGACTTAGCGGTGTTTGTCATGTCCTCAGGAGATACGATTATATATGAAGGCGATAATCCAGCATCGAACTGGAATCTGGTTGGTGTATTTAGAATACCAGAACCGTTGGACATTAGAGCAATAGCGAAAGTTGGGTCAGATTTAGTCATAGCCACCAAAGGTGGCATCGTTTCTATGGCGGCAGTAGCTTCGGCGGGACAATTAGAGGATAAAGGAGTCGTAAGCGACAAAATAAACCCTGCTTTGATTCAAAAGAAAGACCTGACAGACCCAGGCTGGCAGCTTATTTATCATCCAACCTATTCACAAGGCAGGTTGTTATTGCTTAATCTGCCAAACAGCACAGAGGATTTCGACCAGTATGTAATGAACGCAGAAACATTAAGTTGGGCTAGGTGGACCGAAATAATTTCCCGTTGCTGGGGCCGATATGACGATAACCTGTATTTCGGAACAAATGACGGTAAGATAATGAAGTTTGATGATGGAAACGCAGATATATCTGCTGATATTGCAGGAGATGCCGAAACCGCTTATAGTTATTTCGATGCCAGGGGCGTTCTCAAACGATGTGCTGCGCTACGCCCTGTGCTGGCAAGTGACGGCAGCATCACAGTGTCTATTGCGCCGCAATTCGATTTTCAAAGACGAGGTATCCCAGCGGCAGATGTAAGTCTGTTAGAAGCAGGGGATACTTGGCAGACAATAGACGACAATTGGGAAGAATGGGCAACAGATTGGGAGACTTCTCTCAAAAGTGTGGTAGCAAAATGGTTGGCGGCCACAGGCGCAGGATACGCAATAGGGGCAAGGTTTCGTGTATCAACCTCAGACGATCTGGAATGGCACTCATTGACGTATCAATTAGAACCAGGACAAGGAATATTTTAGATGGCAGCTTTAACTGGTAAGAAGCCCAAGGATACATACAAGGACTTACTGCAAGTCTCGAACAGCAATGCAGGCATAGATGGTACTTTAAGGTTTGTATCGGATGGCGAAGGCACGGATTCTACATTAAAACTTTCTACATCTGGCATAACTACGACAAGTAAAGTTGTAGTCGGCGGCGATACCGCAGCGGGTGATGATGCAGCGATGGGATACACTTCCGCTGAAGGCTTGATATTAACGGGCCAGGGCTCGACTAATGATATCACAATCAAGAATGATGCGGATGCTGATGTAATTACAGTAGCTACT